AGTTAGTCTCTTGAAAATATCTCGGTTCCTCAATAAAACATTTTACCAATCTATACTGATAATCAGCACCAAGATAACCAAGATTAGACTTGTCTATTGCTTTGTTCATACCCTTCTTCTCTTCTTAAGGTCCCTAATCTCTTGCTTAACAAACTCTGGCAACGACTTTTCATTATCATAAACAACAGTCGTTCCATCACTGTTTTTAAACGTTATTTTAGTGGTGTACCAATCATCACTATTACCACAAACGTTGCAGATTTCTTTGATGATTTTATAAACAATGTCTTGTTTATCTTCTGACATCTTATAGAGAAGATAAGTATCAAACTTAATGCCGTTGATATCTTCTGCGTTGATTTTTGCCCTCTTATTTGAAATGTCGATTGTGTTTCTGACTGACTTAGGATAGCAGCCAGTCCAAGTATAAGAACAAACTTCCCTACCGTTATCACAAAAAGCGAATTTATAGTCTACCCAATCCTCTTGTGACAACTCATTGACAAACTCGCCTTTGGTGTCAAACTTTTCGCTCAACAGTCTTGGCTGTTTTCCATTCCACGCATAATCGTGTGTGTTGGGGTGTTTTAAAACAATACCTTCCCCAAGGGTCATTCTTTGTTTATTTTCATCTTTCTCATAGAAAGATTCCATTTCTTTTTCATCTTGGAAAATTTGCGGAGCGGCCAGCGACAAATAAATGGCTGTCTTATCCTTCAAATCCCTATCAATCATCTTTCCACACTGCTCAATTGTAATTGGTAACTCAGTGGACGCATAAGCAAGCGGATTGAAATTGTTGATTTTGAAATATCTCTGGCAAATAATGTTATTACCTACCGTAAACTTAAATTCGAATCTTTCATAGTAATCTTTTTGATTCTCTAAAAACGATTTTTTCGTACTTTCTTCCATTTTTTAAAATTGTTAAGTTAAACTATAAATTTCATTTTCAAAAATACCTTTTTTTCCTGAAAAAAACAAAACAAAGATTACAGGATTTCTTTCTTGTATCGTTCTTTTTCCTTATTGACAAGTTTTTTAAAAGGTTCAAAGAAACTAACAAAAACTTTATCTGACCGTAAATCTGTTATGTCATCTTCCAGTATAAAACTATATAAGTTTTCAAACGTTCTATCTTCTGGGTCTTGAACGTTGTAGCGCATATTATCTATTTCTTCTTTTGCGGCCTCTGTTACAAGAGGCTCGGATAAATCTACTAGAATTTTATTTATCTCATAAAAATCACCATCATAATGTTTGTTTGATACCCCATTCACAATATTCTCTTGCCATTTTAATGGTTTTTTCTTTTCAGCAATCCTTTCATCACACTTTTGCTGTGCCCTATTCCTTACTTCCTGTACAGTAACTGGCCTTTCTGCTATTTCTGGCATCAATTCCATTAATCTAGCCTCACTTAACTGTGAAATATTACCTATATTGTCAGATACATCACCCAAAAGTATCTTCTTAAGTACAACGTTCTGTACTGGAAACCCTTTTAACTCCTTAAAGTTCTTATGTGAAATAATTTTTTTCTGTCTTGGGTCATAAATACAGACAGTTTCAGAGATTAATTGCGTTAAATCTTGGTCCGAAGATACAATAACGATGCGTTATTCTTTACATAGTATGCAATGAGGTCATCACCCTCCGTTTCCTCATCAATCATCCATCTTATAAATAATTCATTGAAATATTTGCACAACGTATCTCTTTCTCTCGCAAAATTTTCTTCTATAAATTTTTCATAATCACTCTTTTCCTTGGGTTTTATTGGTTCACCTTCTTCCATCTTCGGGGCTTTCTTCTCGAATATGTATTTTTGCATGTTTTTAAGCGTATCGTTGTACTTTTTCATGTAATCCGATATTCCTACATGCTCACCATATTTCTTGTCTCTATTCGCCTTATATTCACTATAAACCCTATATCTTAACTCACCAGAATATTCATCATCGAAAAAAACATACACATAGTCAAAATCATACTTCTTTAACAGCATCTTCACTTGCAATAAAAATTGAAAAATGCCTCCAATATGATAACCACTGGTATTCCTTTTGGTATCTGCCATAGAAATACGTAGTAAATTGGTTCCATCAATCAATAACGTTAAAAATGGGTGTATATTAACTTCTGGATGTGCTTCTTGTATTTTGCTTTTAATAGGTTGTGCCATTATCTTCAAATATTTTTTCAATAATATGCTTTTTATTTCTAAAAAACAAGAAAACCTGCAACTTTCGTCACAGGTTTTCAGGATTAGTGTTTTACATCTACTTTAGAATCTGTATCTTACACCAAGAAGAATGGACCATGTTGAATTGAGACTTGAATTGGTCTTCCAAACTGGTTCTGTAAAGGTATAGACACCGTTCTTGTAACTTAAAATAGTGTTGCTGCTGAGTGATTTATAACAACCCCATGCGCTGTTAATCATATTTGCAACATTATTGAAGTCAGCACCGATTTCAATGGTCTGTTTCTTACCAGCAATATTGAAGGAGATGTCTTGTGCGACTCTTGCGTTGATTCTATTCAACCAAGGGGCTTTGACAGCATTCCTTTCTGAATATTCACCAATATGCTTTGAAGTGTAGGCATCGGTAGTCAAGAAATTGGCGTAATCAGCCTTGTTCTGTTCAGAAACAAACGGCATGGCTTCAAGTTCACCATTAGTAGGGATGTAAATCAACTGTGAAGCCGTACCAGCGCCACTCACATTGTTCATCAGATAAGACATTCTTGAATATGAGTAAGAACTATAGAAACCAACGTTATAACCTTCATAGAAGATACCTAACTTGGTAGCAAGATTCTTACCATCATTGATGGTATAACCAATGTTACCGATAACTCTGTGAGGTGATACATAATTTGCATGTCCAAGGACTGGTTCGTTGCAACCGTTAATCTGATATGTGTTAGCGAACTCTGAAATCTGGTCACCATTACCGTCAGATACGGAATATGCATCACTATAAGTATATGCTGCCATCATTGAAAGACCGAAATCAAACTCTTTTGCTAACTGTGCGGTCAATGAGTAGTATTTTCCATGAATATCACTTACATTATGGATATAATAACCGTTCATGGTTGAACCAGCCATATTCTTGATACCTTCGGAAGTCCAAACATTACGAGGCTTTGGTTCGCCAGGGAGTTGTACGGTAGATGTCTTTGCATATCCAAGACTAGTAGCATAAACTTCGTCAAGATTATAACTATACACACCTTCAAGAGTGAGTTTTACATCACCTGGAAGTTTGGCATCAATACCAAGAGAAGATTTCCATGATGACGGCATCTTAAGGTCTTTTGCAATGATAGTAGTTGCCGTAGGAGCAGCCAAATCTTGCTTTACGAATTTACCACTTGAATAAATGCTATTGATAACCTCGGCACGGTCATTGTTGAAATGAACAACGGGGTTTCCAGTCTTTGCATTTGCAATATATTGATACTGGAGAACATTTGAATTACCAATGGCTGAAACAAGCCATACGTTAGGAATTCTACCATTAAAGATACCAGTACCACCACGAATGACAAGAGAACGGTCTTTAAGAACATCCCAGTTGAAACCAACCCTAGGAGATACACTTACACGAGCCTTTGGAACATCAGCAGTTGAAAGTCCTGCAAATGAACTGGTAGGATTTGCGTTTGCTACATTAGTGAAATCTTTATTCTCATTGTCGGTTGGAATGGTGATGAAAGGAAGTTCAAGACGCACACCAGCCGTTACTTTGAAATAGTTGCTGAAATTGATTTCATCTTGTGCATAAACTGAATACTGTGTGTAGTCAAATGCGGGGAATGTCTGCTGTGTGGGGTCATCAAGATTTGCATGTGTAATCATAAATGCCACAGGCGCAACTGACTTGTTATTTGCATCAGCAACAAATGAATCCCAAGAATCATAGATAAACCAACCAGCACCGCCCTGCATAAATCCGTTAACAGAACGGTTCCATTCAAACTGTGCACCAGCTACCAAATTATGGATACCTGCAATATAACTGATTTCATCAGTTGCGTTTACAATCTGAACGTCTCTAATGTTACCGTAAGTAAACGGGTCAACACCGAAAGTGGTGAAATTTGCGTATGTATCAGTGCCAGTAACCTCCTTGTTGCTCAAAATATCAACAGTAGGGAAGAAATCACCAACATAACTTCTAGGTTCATTCTGGTGTGACCAAGTTAAACGAAGAAGGTTATTACCTTTTTGATTTGCGAATCGTGAATTCAACTCACCAGCCACCGAAGTAAAGTTCTGCTCTTGGAAATAACGAGAGGACTCAAAATACATCGCATATGTTGACTGACGGCCAGCAGAATATCTATTGTAGTAAATGTTTTCACCATTAGGGCCAATAAATGACGAATTTGTACCACCAATAGGTGACATTGAGGAAGATGGCTGATTTGAGCCAGAAGTATGGGTGTGACTAAAACGAACATTCAAGGTATTATTCTTGTTGATGTTCCAGTCAAGTCTTGCCATTACCTTATAATCTGGTGTGGAAAGTGAATATCCTTGATAACGACCAGGGTCGTAACCATATTTGTCTGCCAAGAACGCCTTGATATTGTCAAGTTCACTTGCCAAAGGTCTGTTATAAATTTCATCCTCCCCAAAAGGCTGTGATACATCGGTACGAGCCAATCTTGAAGAGCCAGGAACCTTGTCAAAAGTATATTCACCATTAACAAAGAAGAACAATTTGTTCTTTACGATTGGACCACCAAGACTAACACCAACAGTATTATTCAGTGATTCAGAAACAGGAATTGCAGTTCCTTCCACTTTCTTACCACGTACCTTATCACTTGTGTAATAATTATATGCTGATGCATGCCAATCATTAGTACCAGACTTGGTTACTGCGTTAATAGCACCACCTTGGAAACCAGAATGACGAACATCATAAGGAGTAATGTTAACACTAATTTGTTCAATAGCATCAAGAGAAATAGGTGAACCACCAGCAGGTAGATTTTGTCCAATACCAAAAGCATTGTTGAAAGCAGCACCGTCAACGGTTACATATGAACCACGATAGTTACCACCACCAACAGCAAGGCCACTTGTGGTTGTAGATGCCTGTGGAGTAAGTTTCAAAACATCGTTCAAACTACGTGAAGTTGAAGTTGGCATTGTCTCAAATGTCTCTCGTGAAATAGACGTGCCAGTACCAGTCTTCAATGATTTATTCGCGGCTTTTGCAACAATAACAACCTCTTCCAGATTTTGGGTATCAATTACCATTTTCTGGTTTAATTCGAGATTGTCGAGACTAAGATAAACCTCGGTAACTTCCGTTTTCTTGAAGCCTACCAGTTCAAATGTAATTTTGTATGGTCCACCAGGACGCATAGCGAGAATCGAATAACGGCCTTCCGTATTAGTAGAAGAATAATATTGCGTTCCTGAAGGAAGGTGCTGTGCAATGACTGCAACACCAACCAGCGGTTCTACTTCGTCCGTTACTTTACCAGATACGCTAGAAGTTGTAATCTGAGCGTAAGAAACGATGGACACCAACATCAACGCTAATGCCATCACAAATCTTTTAATAGTTTTTTTAATCATACGTTTTAAATGTTTTATTAAAATCTGCACAAAGTTATGCTTTTATTCTCACAAAAGCAAGGATAAAATGAAAAAATCCAGGCACTTTTCAATGTCTGGATTCTTAACATTTAAGATTCATCCGAGCCAAACTCATCATCCTCAGTGAATTGTATGTCTGTTGTTTTTACTTCACCAATTTTACTCTCTCCTACAATATTCCTCATCCTATTAATGATTTCTGGAATGCACTTCTTTTTGTATTCATCAAGTTTATCTTCTGATACCAATCCGTTATGAACACAACAAATTGTTCCGTTATAAGTAATATTGTAAGGTGACGGTAACTGATTTTTTGCGACACTGATTTTGCTTACAATACCATATTGGTATTCCTCACCTTTTAATGTTGCCTTTAATTTCTTAGTTGCTGCCTTTGCTGCACCACCAACATGGATTAGAAGGCGAATTGCATAGAAAAATGACTTTCCACCCTTCAATTCAATTGAAGGAAGTCCCATTGCTGAGTTCATAGAATCATTCCAAATCTTATTAACCACGAAGAACGAGTTTGTATAAGGCGCTCCTACTTGTCGTGAAGAAGGGATACGATTATTTATAATTGGGCCAAAAGCCGCCGACAATGATGCAGCGTCAAACATTGGATTCCCAACCTTTGATTGATAAGATTTCCAGCCTTGAATACTACCAACAGAATCCCAAACAAACAATAATGGCATTGGCAGTTCACCAGCGTCTTGCTTATCAAGGAATGTGTTGATAATATAGGCAATATCTTCAATCACAGCTGTTGACCTCTTCTTGGCTTTTTTCGTTCCAGTAGAATAGTCGTTGTCACCACAAAACTCACAGATTGTATTGTTTGTGAACAGAATATAATTTCCTTTCCAATCAATTATTTTGTTGACAAGTTTTGCCTCACCAGTCTCTTCATCCACTTCTTCAACATCGCCATAAACTGGTTCTATGTCCATACCGCAATCACGAGCGTAAGTGAAATCAAAATTACCCTCTGTTTCAAAAATAATTGGTAAGATACCCATCCTCATTGCTGAGGCGATAAGACAATTCTTAATTGTCGATTTACCTGTATCAGACCAACCTCTAACAGCTGAAAGATATCCACAAGGAATACCAGGCAATTTCAAAGCCTCTTGAAATGCCTCTGGCATAACAATCCAATCAAGTGGCTTATCAGCATTACTCTTCTTAATGTCTTTCGCACTTTCAACTGCGATACCCATTGAAGACTTGAAATCGTTAATGTTAAATTTTTTTGTTTCTTTTTTCTTTAATGGTTGTGCCATAATTATAAAATTTTTTTTAATTATTCTACCGATAATCTTTTCGCTATTGCAGCACATATTTCAGCCTCAATATCAACACCAAACTCAGAAACCCTTTCTGCCAATCCATCTGATATTGATACAAAGTTTGCAATAATGTACTTCACGAAACTTTCTGGGCTAAATTCATTCTTCAAACCGTTTTTAGATGCAAGGATTAAAATTGGGAAAGAAACAACAGCAATATTATCTGGCAAATCATCCGCATTTTTTAAAAGATATTTTGCTAAATCATTAAGATTTTTCGCCAAAGTGCTTCTCTTACTCTCTTCAACATAGTCCAAAAAACCAAGACTTGACCACCTTTTCATAATAGTGGCTTCATCTTCATCAGTCGTGAGATAAGGACGTATGTTTTTTAACAACGAATCAGATATACTTTCCATATTCTTAAGTATATAACTCTTTATTTGTTAAGACGTTATAACACTTCCTACAAAGCGCAACATACTTATCCTCTCCACCAACTTCAATTTGTTTACCGTCAGTAACAATGTTTCCATTCTTATCTTTTCTGGCGTTCACAATTGTTTTACAACCACATGAGCAAGAAGATTTAATTTCCTCAAACGCATCTGCAATTTCAAACAAACGTTTTGAACCAGGGAACAATTTGGTCTTAAAATCGGTTCTTAAACCGTAGCACAAAACATTAATATCATCAATGTCACACAGTGCTGCTAAATCGTCCACTTGTTTCGGTGTTAAAAATTGTGCTTCATCCACCAATACCCATTTACATGCAAAAAAGCCATCGCTGTTCTGTATGAATTCATAGATATTTGTATTTTTATCGACTCCAAAGCATTGTTTATCCCCAAGTGCCCTCGAATGTATCACATTCTCTCCGTCTCTGGTATCTATTTTACTTTTAAGTAAAATATATTTAATACCACGTTCATCAAGGTTATGTGCCATTGCAAGCAGTTGAAGACTTTTTCCGCTATTCATAGTGCCATAGCGGAAAATTAGTTTACCGTGTTTAATCATAATTCTTAGAATGGCAAATCTTCATCGTCTCCTTCGGCTTGTGATGCGGTAACAACTGGTGCAGATACTTGTGGCACTGGTTGTGCTTGTACTGATGTACCAGCATACTTCTCTTCAGCCTGTTTTATTTGCTTGTTCGCTTCCTCGTTTTTCGCTTTTTTCTCGTTGGTATTATCTTGCTTTTCTACCCAGCATTTTTTCTCTCTATCATACCAAGGAATCTTACCATCAAGAACGAGTTTCAAATAATCATACGGTTTTGTTGTGAATACATCCTGCCATTTCTTGGTATCGAAAATCCATTGTCTCATTTGGTTTTCATCCTGTGAAAGTGGCATGTCAAAACCATAATCCGTTACTTTAACAGCAGTTTGGTTCTCTGTATTACCCTTTGTAATCTTAATGATTAAATCACGACCAGTATAAATATCAAGAATATTCTTCTTGACACCTGTTGCTTCAAGGCTTTCATTTTCTCTTTGCTTTCTTAAGTCAAGGATTTGGTGGTACGGGTCTGTATTGTCAAACTTAAGGTTAAACTTCCAGAATTTAACACCTTCTTCTTCCTTTCCTCTTTCAATACAACGAATAATGACACTATCTTTGTGTTTGAACGACAAAGAAGATTTCTTATAAGCTTCCTTCTTAATAGGGTCAGTTTCATTTTGGAACTTTTCAAATTCCTCATGGTTCTTTTCACAGATAGGACACTTATTTCCATAAGTCTCATGGTCAATTAACGGGTTTTTCCTTCCGTCAAGGCACATGTAAGATTTGTAAGGCTTCTTACCAGTTTCCACCATTTCTGATGGTACTTGAATACTGTGTGTGCAGATATGCACAAATGGATTTCCAGATTGTAAATCCATAGGAAGGAGTCTGATTCGTAATTCTTTCTCCTTTTCATTTTTTCCTAAACGAACATTTAGGTAGTTCTTTTCATCAAATCCAGTTCTTGAATCTTCGTTTGTGTAGGTATCTTGATTATACTCACTGTCAAGAGATTCTGATGAAATGTTTGGCAATTTTTGTTCCATTTTGTAAATTTTTTATGAAAAATTATTTAAGTTTTATTTGTTCAAAAATAGTTAAAAAATATAAGAAAAACAAAAAAAAAAAACAGGGGAAACTTAGGTAAATTTCCCCTTGTTTGCAGGAATAAACTAAAAGTTTAAAATATCTCTCAATGACTGGTGGAAATCACCCTTGTCAATTGCTTTGTAAATGGAATCCCAATCGGTAATGTTGTTTACATCATCCCTTGTAATAACATATCTCTGGTCACCTTCACCATTTTTATCATCCTCTGAACTATAATTTCCTTCTTTTTCCTTTTCGTTCCAATAATCATCTGGTGACTGTGTAAACGGATACCCTTGTTTTGCTCTAAGAGTCATTTTTTCAACTTGTGTAGGATTTCTTTTCTCAAACTCTTGTCTGAGCTGTTCCATATCACTGTTGTTTCTATCAATATCCGCTTCTACTTTATCAATTAAGGATAAAAGTTTCTCAATCTTGCTTTCAACACTACTGATTTTTTCTTCGGATGCTTCTTGCGATTTGGTTAAATCATCAACATCAATCACTTCCTCGTCTGATTCTTCCTCTACTGGTGCTTGCTGCATATTTTCATCTGGTACTTGCGGATTGAAATTTTCTACACCTTGTGACTGGTCTTCACCGTCCTGATTCATACCACCCATTTGTGCATCATCACCGCCCATAGGTGCATTACCACCTTGTTGAGCACCTGGCATACCGCCACCCATAGGGTCTCCACCAGACATTCCTCCACCCATCGGGTCTTCACCTGGCATTCCACCACCCATAGGGTCTTGGTCTGGCATTCCTCCACCCATCGGAGGTTGCTGTGTTGGGTCATCGGCTTCTCAAATATAGCCGTATGTTGCCATTCTATGAAATCTGTTCTGTGACTCCACTAAATTATGCTTTTTTAAAAACTTTTCATCCATAACTTCAAAAATATATTAATTAGTCATTAAGAAGTTGTCTATTATCTTCTGTAATCATAATCTTTTCAGATTCCATTCTCTCAATAAGCCCCTTGTCTTTCTTAATTCTCTTTGTGGTCTGTTCTGGACCCATTTGGTTTACAAGGCTTTCAATGTTTGTAATACTACTCTGTTTCATTTTTTTCTTCTTTTCAGTATTATTAACAATATCTTTGGGTTTGTCTACCACAACAGGCTCTTTCTCTACTGGCCTCTGCTGATTGACAAACGTTTTTTTCACAACGTGCTTTATAATATACTTAGGCATACGTTTAATTTTTATATAAATAGTTTTATTTAAGAAAAAAACAGCGATTTACGCTGTTTTGCTTGATAAATAGGGAATTATATACCTTTTATTGTTTATAAGTTCCCTTGTTTCTGATGAAATGTAGTCTTGTTCTTTCACAACTGTTATATTTTTGTTGTTGAAAAGGGCTTTCAATAGTCTTGTTCTGTCTCCACCCTCATAATCTACGTCTGAAAGGTTGATTCCTATGGTTTTATTTGTGTCAGCACTATAAATATACACCATATTGTTCTTCAATAACATATATTTTTGCGCATCACTTTTCAAATACCCGTAAAACTTCCTCTTTTCTTCGGTTGTTGCTGTTAAAACACTAAAAAATTCATATTTTACGAACTTTGACACTCTATCAAATATGATTTTTCTAAACATATCCACATCCTCTTCAAACTTTTCCCTTTTTACCCTCCTACCATAAGTCCAATATGTCATGTTATCTATCTGCCACTCCAAAATAGACGCATTAGGATAAAGTTTTTTCACTCTATCCCATCCAACAATCAATGTCGGAATGCCAGATATTAACTCTGATTCGGATTTGACAACATTATATAACACATTTCCGTTGAAATATGCTTTATTGTCTGTCAATATGTTTCCTAAAAAACGCATGTTCTATCTTTTTGTCAAAGATAGGCGTTTTTTGACAAAAAACATAACTATTACTTAAAAATCTTCTCAAAATCCTGTTGGTTATTTGATAGATATTCTGCTACTCCTCTATATGACGTATATCCTTCACCGTTATATGCTGCCAAACCATTGAATACTTGCTTCCTCTGTGCTCCGCCTTGGGATTTGACACCGAAATGTACTCAATGTGAGCCAGCCTTTAACAACCTCTCAACACTATACGCTTCATCTATTATTTGGTCAAACGCAACGTTCTTCGCACCACAATATGCAACAATGAATCTTGGAAACAATTCTCGTATCTGGCCAGTATCTTGTGGTTGCCAGTCAACGGCTGAACCAACCATGTGAGCGCTATTGCTGTTGCTATTAATTGGCTTAGTTCTATACCCAGATGTTATACGAACACTTGGGTTACTGATATTATGCTGTAAACAATACTCCCACCAAGCATTCAATATAGGCTGTATTGTCGCTCTTACGGTCTCAATGTTACCACTATAACTTTGTCAATTTTCCCTACCCTTCGCAAGTGAAAGGTCTGCGTCTGAACCATTAACTGTTATTTCTTGCCTTACGATATTCGTATCATACATGCCACTCTTAATCTCATTGTACATCTCCCTTATCTTCGCCTTTGATGCCTCATCAGACATATAGCCAAAGGTCCTTCAGGCAGTTTGTAACTCCAAATGATTTCCACTTAATGGCAATTTATCTATTAGATACGCATTATCTCTATACCAAGAACTATCAATATTTGACAATGTATTGTCTGCTTTTGCCATCTGATTAGCGTTAACCCTAACCCCTACAAATGATGTTGTTGCATTTCCTGGTGTAAAATTATGCTCTACTTTTACGATTTGATAAACACCTTTAAACAATGGAATGTTATTAAGTTGGAAATACATTAGCGGCATAATCTGCATGTCTCCAAGCATTTCAACATTACAAGTGTATGAATAATTGGAGAAAACTTTATACAAATCCTGACCATACAATACTTGCTCTCTTGGCCCAATTGTAGCTCTTGAAGCAATATTCATTGTCGCGGAAATTGATGCCTCTGTAACTTGTGGCACGTCCATGTTAACCGAAATATCCCTAAAAATACTTTGGTTTTGACGGCCATAACTAACACCAAACACAGGCACATCAAAAGACGCATCAGATTTATCTGCGAACACAAGTGGAAGTTCAACTAATTCCCCCATTGTGTTTGCTAAATCAAAACCATCATTTACGTATTGGTAATCATCGTCCTTCAAATTATCATACGCTAAATGTTCTGATGGTTTTTGAGGATACAAGAACAAATACGTTGTACTTATTGAAAGTGGTGAGTTATTGTAAGTATAAGGCGTAAACGTTGTCTCAATGTTTTTAGCAAAAAGATGTCTAGAATCTTCATTACCTGTTGGCGTATTAACTGGTATTGCCATTAAAATACCACCAGTATCTTGTGCAACATGCGCCAAATACTCTTACTCTCACCCCCTAAAAAGTTTCTATCTGGCGATTTCTCCAAGTTTGCTGATATTGCTGCATAAGAGCTAATCAGATTGTTGACGTTCTCAATATTGGTTTTCAAGTTTGATGCATCCTCAAACATTGAGTCAATAAATTTAAATGAGTTGAAATCGCTACCGTCAACATCAAGTTTCCACTTTTCAGGCTTTCCATTTGCAAACCACCTATCATATAAACTTCTTAAGGTACAATAAATTGATAACTTTAGGTCTTTATTAGCATAATAACTCACATCGGTTAGTGATTGATATTCGCTTTCGCTGACTGTCTGTCCATTATACAAATCTTTCAGATAACCAATAAAATCCTTATAAATTGATTTCACAGTACCTTCATCCACCGTGTCACGCAATCTATCTCTAAATCCTAAATTAACAGCACCATAATACCCAAACGTTTGTTTTAGTAAATTTTCTAACTCTGTATTTCCATCAATACTGATTTCCAAACCACTGAATGCCATGTTATCTTGGTCGATTGTGTATCCTGTTTTTACATAAACACTATCATTAGAATTCGGTGTTGATGCTTTCTTTACTGTTCTAAACAAGCCCTTTCATGTTGTTTTACTATTATCGTTAACGAACTTAACAAACTCATCACCATTGTACGGATATATCTTTGAATCTTCCCCAACCTTATAAATTTCCAAGTAACCATTTATATTATTGAACGACTTGTTTGTCCAATTTACGAAAAACTCCTTTGCTGTTTCTGCAAACTTGCTATTAATTCCATACATTTCACCAACACAATCGTTAATAGAGAAATATTCATCACCATTATTATTACCTTCCTTCTTTAATAAAACAAACCCTGGTTTTGTGACGGTATTTGGTTTATATTTGTTTAACGTTTCTGTGTCAGCTTTTTTGCTAATTGGGTGACGCATATATAACTCATCTTTTTTTGCACCCTTGTAAGTTTTATTGTCATATATGATTAAATCCTTTCCATCATGCCCATCCATATAGTCCATACGATATTTTGCAGCACCAATAAGTAAAAGCATTTCAAACGGCACTATATATGGATGAAAACCTTCTTGCTTAAATTGAGACAATGTAACATTACAATCAAGCCCCATAACAAACAAATATGACTTAGCAAAAAGTCTTGTTGTTTCATCCTGTTCGTTCTGGTCATATAAAAACCTATGTCCGTAGACAAAGTATTGCTTGCCTGTGATTATATCATATACTAATGATGGCTGTTTGTAGTTGTATGATGATGAATCTTTCAGATTTGTGTTCCCAATCAAAGCATTATACTGCGGCAACCCTGCTTTTTGTCCATAAGGCAACAACACACTATCTGCACTAACAAGATTCCAATAATCATCATCGCTCGTCAAATTATCAATACGCGCAAAACTATTTTTATTGTAAACATTTATACCAATATTCGTTGGGTCTGTAATTGCAATTGGAAAATATTTGGTTGTTCCACTTTCTGGTGATTCATACATTGTATATTCATACCCATCCCCCTTCTTTTGTAATATTGGTCCGCCAAAATCTTTATCAACTCACCCGTTATTATTCCTTGTTGTGATGAAATTAAAATATTCACTCTCTCCCTTTTCCAAAAGTTCTTTAATCTCTGGTGTTAACTTTGGATGAGATTTTCTAAAATTATCAGCCTCTATTTTTGAAAACAATTTTGTATCTATTTGTGTGTTTGATAAGTCATTGAATCCTAGTGATTTTGTACAAAAATAAAACATTCTGTTAGCAAACGTAACAAACACATATTGATAAAAATAGTTTCGTTGTATATGCTCTGAGTTTAAATACCCGTATGGTGCATCAGAATTTGTTACAAAATCATGTGGCGTTATTGCAACATATTCACTTGGTCTTGTTATCGTATTACCATAATTCTGTACTACTTCATTTGAACCACCATTATCCTCGGTTTCTCCACTTTGATTTAATTTTGCGATAAGCTCATTAATCCTCTTCTCCTCTTGCCCGAAAGCAACAGCAGCCATTATCATTCTGTTAATAAAAATGGTTTCCGAAATAGAAAAATTAGGATAAGTAAGTCTTTTTTTCGGCGGTCTTGTTCTACTATTTTCTTTTCTTGTATTGCTATCAGCAGCGCCACCATTTTCATCGTATATCTCATAGAAATATGTAAACGGTGGTATTGGATTATTAACATCCCAATTTCCTGGTAAATCCGTCTCATCAACTGAAACACC